TGACGTTCGTGACACCTTCGACCCCGAGTCCATCGCTACGCACGCGCAGATAATAGTTCGGCAAGAACGAACTGATGATACTTTCGAAGAGGCTGGGATCAGCTGAGACAGGTACTTGCAACGACCGTCCAAGATCATCGTCCTGTCGCTGATTCACCATCATGGCGTAGTCGAACGCCGCTTCCAGCGTGCTCGGATACTGCTCGCCCTGATTTGCCACGTCGGTCAACTGCAACGTAGCAGGTGCGCGACGCAGCACGATCTTGTCGCCTGCCGCCAGCGCCGTGTTGAGCGTGATGCTCCCACCCAGCCGATTGCCGATGCTATTCGCAGCAAAGGTGAAATCTGTGATCCAGTTGAGTCGGATCACGGCTCCCGTCGCCGCCTGGAAGAGCGTGACCTCGAGGTCAGTGCCGGCGATGAGCCGAAAACTGAAAGCGAATGGCCCTGCACCTGGGCCGACGTACGAACTCCGGATGTTGGTGGAAAGCACCGTCATGTTAGCGTCCTCCGGCGTTGCCGGTTAAGAGTCCCCGCAGTTGATCCATCGCTGACGTCGGTTGTGCGTGTCCTACTGTGATATCCGTGTGGTAACCTAGTGCCTTCCCGACAGTCGTCAGCGGGAGTCGTGTGAAGAGTCCCAGCGTCGTGAGAATGTCGCGCGTAGCACGCGCCGTGAGTTTATCGTGGATGCCTTGATAGACATCATGCGGTACGCGCACCATCGCTTCAATCTCCTTGATGACTGGTGCAGCGGCGACCTCGTCGCTGCTATCACCCTTCTTGGCGAACATGTCGTACGCGGCCTGTCCGACTTGTGCCCCTGGCACTGCTCGCGTGCCCATCTCCAGTTGACTTTCAAAGAAGAGTTTCAATGCAGCATGCACGAGGCTTTCATCGTCCTGCTTGAACTTGTTGCCGCTCGCCGCTTGCCGCGTGATCCCCGCCATGACGGACGGAATCATGTAGCCGAGCGCGTAGATGTAGAAGAGCTTTCCGGCACCAGCCTGCAGCCCCATCGACCGCGCGGTGCCTTGAAACTCTGTCTTCATCAGATTCGCCTTGGCATTGAAGAAGCTGTAGAACGTGCTCATCGCACGCACCATTGGCGTGCCGGCTTCGAACTTTGAGAGATCTTCGGGACTAAATGATCCCTGCGTGAGCCGGACGGCGCTATCGGCATCCCGTACCGCCTCCTCGTGCGAAGCACCATCGGCTGTGCGCGTATCGTACACGCTCGACCAGGTCACGTGGTCAGAGACATGCTGGACGGCGTGCATCAGGAAGGTGCCGTGCTCTCGCAGCCAGTCACCCGCCTGTTTGAACTTGCCTGGCGTGAGCATCACGTTGTCGATCGACTTCTGGATCTCGATCATCCCCGCGTTGGAGCGTGTCGCCATAAAATCCGAGACGTCGTGGATATCGTCGACGAACTCCTTTGGGCTGCGCGTGAACGCCCAGAGCCCCTTGGCAAAGGCGCCTGGGCTCGACTTGATCATGCCGCCGGAGAAGTGCGAGAGCATGAGGATCGGCGTGACGACGTTGCCAGACAGCACTTGCGTCGCCGCATTGTTGCGCATGAAGCGCCAGACCCCGTCGGCGAACTTATTGCTGCCTGGCGTTTCAATGATCTGCCGTGCCGAGCGATCCAAGAAGGAGTGGATCATTTCGTTCGCGACGGGATCGAAGGCACTGATCGCTGCCCGCACACCGCGATCCAGTGTCACGCGCTGCACATCGCGCACACGTGGCTCGAGATGCGTGAAGCGCAGGACAGCATCGACGTGTGAACCGAACATATCAGGATTCATGATCAGTGGCTTCGTAAACGCTTCATTGCGCGCGTAGGTGAAGCTCCGCCCTGTCGTCGCACGCTGCGGAAACATGAACCCGTGGTCAAGTGCCTCGACCGGCCTGACGGCGATCCCTTCAGGCACTTCAGCGCGGTCAACGATCGCCGGGACGTATCCGCCAGGATGCTCGCCGAGTGACGTGGTGAACGGCTGTGCCGTGATTTCGTTGAAGTAGTGTCCGAACATTTCTTTGTGCGCCCGCTGTGCGGCCGGTTTCAGCGTCTCGAACACTTGCCACACGCCGTGCACGTACTCCCAGTCCTGTTGAGTAATGATCCCCTGCTGTTCCGCCCGATGCACGAACGCATCCCACTTGGACCGATCAAGCACACCTTCGTCGTCGACCGTTCCCCAGCCACGTCCAAGGAGCAGCTTGCGGAGATTGCTGTCGTTGCCGGTGTGCCACAATGCGCCGAGCAGCTCCTTCTTACTACGGAACTCAAACGGCTGGTTCGTGCGACTGTCTGTCAACTCCGGTGCTGGCACGCTCTGCCGGAGATCTTCGCCGTGCAACGTCTTGACCAACCCTGCGTACTCACGCATGGTGCTAGCATACGCTTTGCGGAGCTGCGTGGCACCATCGCTGATCGGCTGGTAGAGATACTTCTTGAAGACGCCATTGGGATCAAGGTTATCTGCGGCATCAGCCCACGACTCCATGCGCCGCAGGGCTGCTTCACCGCCGAGCAGTCGCAGCTTCGTACGATCCCACTGTCCGGGCGTGCGCTTGAACGTCGCCAGCTGCTCGGGTGTGCGCAAGGCGAGCGCGCGTTCCATCAACTGGCCACGGACGAACTCGCGATCCATGATCTTGCCAGCGACTTCAAACTGCTGCGTGCGTCGCGAGAGCGACCAGAGCGCGTCGACTGTTGCCTTCACTTGTCGGAATGTATCGAGCGGCAGGCTCTTGTAGTCACCGTCAGCGGTGGGCAACTCGCCGAGGAGCTCCTGCACGGCATGATACGTTTCCGGGTCGTACTTCTGCATCTGCTCAAGATGCGCCTCTGGCGGTGCATCCGCGTGGCCGAGGCCGACCCGTGCCAGGACAGAGCGTGCCGCATTGACCAAGTCCATGTCACGATGATTCGACAATGTATCGTCACGGCCGAAGACTTTCGTGAAGCCATCGATGGCCTTCTCAACTTCAGCTCGGGCAGCGGTCGCTTCATTGAACAGCGCCGTGGACAGCAGCTCTTTCCGCTTCAGTTGGAACGCCTGATCAACGTCGCCCGCCAGGAACGCTTCACGTGCGGCCTTGGCATTCCGCTTGGCGGCGAGGTCGTAGTCGTACGGCCGAATGTCACCGACGGTCTGTGCGCCAACGGTCTTCGCGGCTTGCTCTGCGATCACCTCTTCAGGCGGCACCGTTTTGGTCAGCGCCTTGAGCATCCCCTTGACCGCCGGCATGTGCTGCTGTGCCAGGATGTCGAGTTCCTTCCGCAGGAGTTGCACGCGCTTGTCGTTGCCACGGACAGCGGCTTGCGCTTGCTGCTCGACCTCCTCGGGCGTCATCCGTGCGCCGTGCTCGGCCTGCACCTGCTGATTGGTGCGCTGTGCGATGAGCGCCTCCTTGTCTGGCGCGGCGCGCATGGCATCGACCATCTCACGGCCCGACTGGAAGCCGAAGAGCTCAGCGACGATATCAGGATGAACACCGCCCGTCGTCGTGATCGCGTCACGCGGGAGGCCGTTGAGAATGTCCTTGCCGTAGGCACCGACGAGTGCGGCCTTGCTCAGCTTCAATCCGGCGGGCACTGCGCGATCGGGCGGTGTGACGCCCTTCGTCAAGTAGTCGAGGACTTGATAGGTCGGATTTGCCTCAACCTCCTTTGTCACCTGTTCACGGACCGGCCCGCTCCACTGCTTCCACTGCCGCGACTCTTCGCGCCGCATGTCCTTGATGAGGCGCTGGCTCAGCTGCTCCTCGGCCGCTTGATGCGCATCAGCGACCGCCGTGGCGTACTTCGCCTGGTCCTCGTCATTCATGCCGACCGCTTTCGGATTGTCGCCGAAGAGCGGTGTGACATCAGCTGCATGCTCGGCCTTGGCTATTTCCTGATCACTCGCGATGAGCCGATCGAAAACGCCGCGGACCGCCGGTGTGAGCTGCACGCCCAGCCCGCTGAGCTCGTGGTAGATCTGCGTGAGCCACTGCTTGAAGCGGAAGAATGCCGAGCGCAGCGCCGTGCTCGGTGCTTTGCCTTCCATGATGTACGCTTCAAAGCCGCGTGCGATCTGCTCATGCTGCTCGCGACTCAACGCTGCATCACCCTGCGCCCCGACCCAATCACGCAAGACTTGGTAGTCCTGTGCGATCGCGGGCGTCTCCTTCGCCAAGTCCTGCATGACCTGCGTGTAGAGATGCCCCGTTTCGTGGATAAAAGTGGAACGATCCGCGCCTTCGAGCAAGCTGATGTTGAAGTGCTGTCCGTCGCCGAACGTGATGCGCCCGCGCGCCGCCTGAAAGAGCTCGAAGCCGATGTTCTTGACCTGTGCCCGGAGCTCGGGTGTGATCACCATCTCGTGGACCGGTTCCCGTCGCTCAGGTTCGCGTGTCGCTTTGCGACCGAACTCCTGCTCCATGAGACGTGCTTCGTCTTCGTTGTCGACTTCGTTGAATCCGGCAACTGGTGTCGTCGTTTCTTCGACCTTCGCTCCGTATTTCTTGCCGAGCTTATTCAGGTAGTCGGGCAGGATCTTATCGTAGAAGCCGCGCATCCCTTCGCCGCCGGTCTTCAGCTCGAGCCCGTGAAAAGTTGTAGCACCGGTTTCTTTGAGTGCTCTATCGTCGATGATCTTCTGCGCCATTTCTTTTCCAACGACGCCGGGCAGTTCTTCGGCTGTGTACGAACCGATGTGCTGATCATACACATGTCCGTGCTGCATAGCTTCGATGGCAAACTTGCCTTCAAAATCGTGATGAACACTTATTGCCTTGATTGTCTTCTCCAGCGAGTACCGATCGTTCTGCGTGTCGCCCTTCGTCCAGCCAATCGCGTCGTAGCCATGCTGCACGGCGTACTGCAGCATCCGCTTCATCACGAACTCATGCCAGTTCTTCTTGAATGGCGCTTCTGGTACTTTCCGACCATAGTTATCGGACAGACGATTCAGCTGGTTGTTGACCTCGTTGTGCTGAGCGTTCAAGGCTTCGATCTTCTTCGTCATGACTGCGAGATCTTCTTCCTCAATCGACGAAAGATCACCTGTTGAAGTCAGGCGTTCGAACTCAGCTGAGTTCGTGATAGCCTGTTTCTGGTCAATGATGTGTTCGCGCTGTTGGCGGAGATCCTCACGCTTTGCATCACGCTCTTCTTTCTGCTTCGGTGTTTCTTCATCGTAGCCCCGATCACGTCCCTGCTGATGCCAGTCGCTTTGCACCTCTTCAGCAAAGAGCATCTTCCGTCCCTCGGCATCCAGCCGATCTTTCATCCGCAGATGCGCGAAGACGTTGGGTTCTTGGAAATGTCCTTCGGCGAAGCCCCGCCCACCGATGTTCGGCAGCGTGAAGAGCTGCTCACGGTAGTTCGTACCACCTGGCATCGTATAGTTCTCGTACTGTCCTTCACCTTCCTCGGTTGGCATCCCGACTTCATCCATCGCCATGTCACGGTACTCAGATTCGTCAAACGACTCTATGAAATAGTTTTCGAGTGCCGAGGCTACCGATCCGTAGGTGTTATTGTCCAAATCTGGAATGGGCTCGTTCTTGCCACCATAGTACAGATTCTCACCTTTTGGACCTTGTATTTCCCACAGCCCATTTTCACCTTCAACAATCTGTAGATGCGGGCGAAGACGTGCACCTTCCATGACTTCTTCTGCCATAGCACGTGCATCTTCTTGCATACGCTCGTCCATATACTCTTGCACAGCATGCTCATCAAATGTCGCGCCGCCTTTCGCATCATTCTGCACTTCGAGAACATCCAACCGATGCGCTTGCAGATGCTGGAGCACAGCTTCTTTTGACTCAGCCTCATCAGGCAGGCGCTCGTCGAGAAAAGACCTAAGTCCTGTCCACTCTAGTTCATCTGCCTTGATACCAGCGTTCGTGAGCATCTTCCGAATCTCACTCGGTTTCGCTTTGCCGCCCATCTTCTCATTGATGACGCGCTCGGCCTTGGAGTACATCCCCTCAGGAAGCGGGATGGCCGGTCCGCCCTGATTGAACGTTGATCGTTGCGCACCAAGGATATCAGCACCGCGCATCCACTTGACAAAGATAGGAGCACCTTTCTCTGGGTCCTTCAATAGGTCAGAAAGCGGATGATCAATATCAATACCCCGTTTTCCCATTTCTTTATTGATATCCTCGCGAGAAGCTCCTCCTTCAACGAGTCTAGCCATGTCTCGGAGTGTGGCAGCGTCTTCCAGTGCCTCTTGTGAAGCCTTCGGTTCTTCTTCCGCAGTTCTCGAAAGTTCCTCAAGATGTATAGCAAGACGATGGAGATCATCAGATACCAGTCGCGGTTGATGACCACGCTGTTCTAGTCCTTGTCCTTCGACAGATTGCTCGCCACGATCAACTGTCAGCCCATACCGCTTATACAGCTCATTGGGATCAATGCCAGCCCGTTCGCCCAACGTCTTGAAGACCGATTCGAGAATCTGTGCATTTGGCTTCGCTTCCATGGCCGACATGCCAGCGCCTTGGAGCTGCTCGGCCACCTGCTGCTTGATCGTCAGTGGCTCACCAGCCGGTTCCTCAGTGACACCCTGCGCTTCCTTGGCGAGTGCGCTCATCGTGGCCGGCAGCGCCTCGAGATGCTCTTGCGCTTCTTTCAGCGATGGGCCATCGATGACAGTCCGCGCATCTTGCAGCAACCCAGCCCAATGTTCGGGATCAGGACCGACCTTCGCCATGTAGTCGCCCATGGGAATCGCGAGCGGGGCACCCGTGGCCTTCGCACGATCATACGCCTTCCCGCCGTCCCCCATGATATCAGCCGCCGCCTTGGCAGGCGATGCGCCCTGACCGGTCCAGTATTTGTCCCACGCTTCGTCCTGAAAGTAGACGTGCGACGCATCCTTCCCACCGGACGCTGTCTCGATGAGCTGCTTGAGACGATCGGGAGCTGCCGCTGTGGTCGGCGCTTCTTCAATCGCCTTCCCGACTTCCTGCAGCACCTGTGCATTCTTCACTGAGGTCAGTGCATCATCAGTGGCCTTGTGCACTTCCTCGGCTGCTTCGACCGGATCAGCGTGGAAGAGGCCACGCCGTCCTGCGCCGAGGGCTCCTTCTGCGACACCGAAGCCCAGCATGCTGATCGCTGTGCTCAACGCTGCGCCCGGATCGGCTTTCTCGCCTGCTACCTTGCCCCCTGCGAGCTGTGCGACGCCTTGCCCCGCTGCTTGTACCCCAACGTCAGTCGCTGCGGCCGCAGCCCGCGTAACCGTGCCAGCACCGCGAGCGGCGGCTGATGCCGCGCCAGCGAATGCTGCAAAGAGCGATGTCACGCCGGCAACCGTCAATCCTTTCTTCAACGCCGTCGATCGCAGCGACGCCATAAGGGTAGGATCGGACAGCGCTTTCTGCAAGGCCACTTCATCTGTCGGATCGATGCCACGCTTCTTGAACTCGTCACTGATCGCTTGTCCTACAGACACGGGCAACATGCCACCGAACGTGCCAACGACACCGCCAACGAAACCGCCAACTGCTGTGCCAAGCACGGGGACCACTGAACCAAGTGCTGCACCTGTGCCCGTGCCTATCGTGGTCCCCTCGAGGACTGGGAGCATCGAGCCGAGTCCCTGCAGGAGCGAGTAGGTCAGCCCTCGTCCGCGTGTAGCTGCCGCGCCCGCCATATCCAGCGCTTCGCCCACCGTCTTGACAGCACCAGTGCCGTACTGCTGTAGGGCACTCAAGATGTCACGCCGACGCAACGCCGCGCTAGCATCGGTGAAGCTGCGGAATGCCGCATTGACATCGCCAGCGTGTTGCGCCATGGCAGCTTGGAACTCCTTGGCGTAGTCTGGTGCGTTGGCCGCGATCGCCTTGGATCGACGGTTGGCCTCAGCGATCTGTCCAGCCGCCGTGGCAGGATCCGTCAAGCCGAAGACCGCCCCGAGCTGCCACGCGGTCGCATGCGTATCATTGACGCTCGCACCGAGCGCTGAGAGCATCCCACTCTGATGTGCCGGCGTGAGGTCAGGCGGCTGCAACTGTCGGACACCGCGTTCAATCGACTGGAGTGCTGGAATCTCACGACGGCCGAGTGTCGCGTTATCCGGATCGTGTAACCATTGTCCGACCGCAGGCGTTTCGTGTGCGATATCATTGTGATCGAGACTATTGCGATCATCGGCTGCTGTGAGTTCGTCGTAGTTGCGATCAACGACGTCAGTTGGCAGCTTGGTCTTCTGCGACATCTCCAAGACTTTGGCCCACCGCTCGGGTGTGCCGCGCTGCGAGGCCACGGCGACCGACTGCTTGATCTGCTGTCCGCTCTGTTGTGTCTGCTGTTTGAGGACATCCAAGTACGGATTGTCGTCCTTGGGTGCCGTCGGCGTCTGCTCACCGAGGAGTTCGGTGTAGTTCGGCGGTGCGGTCAGTGGAACAGCGGGACCGGTCATGGCTTCGCCTGTGGCTTCATGTGCCCCAGTTGATAAGTGCTAATGATGTTCGCTTCGGTCGTCGGACGATTGTATGCACGGAGTGCGGCCTTGATCTGTAGAAGCTCAGCAGCCGGAATCTCGTTGAGTTTCGTGACCTGCTGCTCGAAGAGCGAGCCCCGACGCTGATTGAACGTGTGGCCAAGGAAGTTGAATCCGCTGCCTGGAATCGTGCTCTTGAGCATCAACTTGTCCACGATGTCTTGTACGTCCTTCGGGCCAGCGGGTCGTTCCTTATCCTGCTTGAACTGCTCAATCTGCGCATCGACTTCACTATGGAACAACGCGACGGCGGTCGCATCATCAGATCCAGCCTTGGCATTCGGATTGATGCCAGCTGCGGTGAGTGCATCGTGCACGATGCCTGTCGATGTCCGGTAGCCCGCCAGGTCGTCGCTCTTGTCTTCGCCCTTCCGAAGGCTCGCTTGCAAGTCCGTCAGCTTCTCGAACTGCGGATCAGCGAGCTCACTGCGATGCGCCAGGAGTGGTTCATGCAGGAACTGCTCACGGCCGGCATCGCTGGACGCCAGCTGCATCTGATCGTAGAAGTACGTCCAGTTGGTCGTGGGCTTCACACCGTCGATCTTCTGCTGCCGCCACTTTGCGACTTCGACCCGCTCAGCGCCGGTCAGTCCTGACCACATCGACGGCGGTGGATCTTTCTTGCCGCCAGTCTGATCAATGAAGTCGGCCACGTTCTGCAGATTCTGCTCGCGTGCCGCCGTGGCCGCTTGCCGGCGTTCGGTGAACTCCTGTCGCACGCGCTGTTCAGTCAAGTCACGGACACGCGGATCATCGATGTCGCGTGCCGCCTTGACTGCCGCTGGTTCATCGATATCCGGCTTTGACATGATGCGATCAAACTGCTGCTGTGACTCGCCCCGCGACGATCCTTCTTTGACCGCCTTGCCCACCTGCAAGGCTTCAGCGCCTTGGAGCTGGTCTTGATGCTTGTCGTAGAATGTTTTCGCAGCAATGTCCTGTTCACCATCCAAGAGTGAGTTGATCACGTGACTATACGTTGTGCTCACTTGCTTGGCCGTCTCGGCCTTGATCATCTCATCCGACCAGCCGTTGCGACGGCCGTGATCGGCGATGACTGCCTGCTGCTCGGCGATCGACTGATCGACCTTCGGTTCGTCCAAGCCCTGCGGTGTGACCGCGTGGAGCGCATCGTCCTGTCGGTTCTTGATGAAGTCTTGCGTGGTCTGCGCTTCGTACACTTTCTTCTGCTCACCAACATGGCGCTGCACCTCAGCGTTGACCGACTGCCAGCGCGCCTGTGCGCGATGCTGAAAGAGCTCCTGCTGCTCCGGTGTGCCGAGTGACGCGGCAATATCACTGACGCCTTTCTGCCAGCCCTCTTGCACCTTCTCCGGCGTACTAAACGCATCCTTCCCCATCTTATTCAGCGCACCCTGATCAGGATCGTAGAGCAGTTTCGTCGACAACCCTTGGAGCTGATTGTCAGCATCATTGATGGCTACTTCGGTGGCATTCGCATGCTCGCGCTGATACAGATCAACCATCGCACGTTGCATGCCACTGACGTCGATCGTCCGGTCAGCACGTCCACCACCAAAGGCTTCAATCGGTGCGTCAGTCGAGATGCGCGGACCAGGCAGAGGTGCCAGTCCCTCGCTGGGACCCTTTGGTGTCGGCGCGGTTGACATTGGCATTACTGTGTCCTCCCGCCGGTCATCCGCCCCGGTGAAAGCGGCTGCTTCTTGCGCTGATCAGTGTAGAGGCTGTACATCTCCGATGCACCGGTGAGCAATGTGCCAGCTGCTTGCGACCGGAGCCCCTCAGCCGTGTTCTCACCGCCGAGCTTGGCGAGAATCCCCTGCTCTGTGTCGTTCTGCGCTTCAACATTGTAGCCCCATGCCTTCCGCGCAGCATTATTCCGAATGGTCATGGCATCCAAGGCACTGAAACGCGCCGTGTTCGCTTGCACGTCAACGGCGCTTCCTGAATCAACGCTCACGCCCTGTGCACCGTACGATGCACGATCAGCGCCGAGCTCTTCGCGTCCTGCCGCACGACGCTGTCCTGCTGCAACGTCACCTTCGGCGATCGCTTGCGTTGCCTCGGTGGCCGCGATCGTGGCATTCCGATCGTACTGTGCTTTCTGATAAGTCCCGCGTGCATTCGCGGCAGTCGCTTGACTGAACTGCCCGATCGCCACATCGGTAGCGCGAGCACCAGTGAGCATCAGTGAAGCTGTGGCGCTCATCGCTTAGGCTCCCGTGGGGACATTCCCCAGTGCTGAGATGGACAACAGAGTGAGTGGCACCGGATCAACCTGTCGGATAAAAACACGACCATTGCTATTCCATTCGGATTCGATGGACTGTTCGATGTACCGAGAGACCGGACTGACGGGTTCGCCGTGTGCCAATCCCATTTCTTCAGTGTCACGAAGTTTCATCTCCACAAGACCATCAGTGGTGCTCGTCACCGGCTCACGGCCGCCGATGAAAATCCCACGCGATGCCCTGACGAGCAGTCCGACGGCCGAGACGTTCATCCGCTGCGACTTCGCTGAGGTACTATGCGGCATATCGATGTCAAGTGTTTCAACGTCCGACAGATACGGCAGTCCCACGCAAATGATCGCACGGGGCTTGTCGAGCGTCACAACCCCGTTCGTGACGGTGTACACGGTGTAGTCAGGATTATTTGGACTCCCGACCACTGCGCCATCTGCGTAGATCGCGACCTGCTGTCCCTCAAGATGTTGCAAACCGCCAACAGCTGCCACAGCATGCGCCCACGTGGTGAGCGCCACATTCTGCATATCGAGTGGCACATCGATATCAACGTATCCTTGTACGGCCGTGGCGCTCACATACGTGGCTACCGTGAAACGAACGAGCTCACCTAGCGTCGGGCCAGTGATGAAGAACGCATCACCCACCATCTGCGCCGTGAAGAATCCGCCACTCGAAGTCAGCGTGAGCAGTACACCCTGTCCCCATCCCGACTGCGCCGGCAACACGAGCTGCGGTGGTGTACTCCCTGAGCCGGGAATGAATGGAACTGCCGGCGTATCAGGCACGCCACCACTGATCGTCAGCGTATCGCCGGTGAGATTCGTGCCGTCAAATGAGAGACTGGCATCCATGAACTTTGGATCACGCAGGGTATCCAGCACCAGCCGCGACGACATGCGTTCAATGTAGCGTACAGTCTGTCCGTTGATCGTGCGACGGACGGCCAGATAGACGGCGTTCACGCCGTTCTCTGGGATGACGGCGACGCTTTCAAAAGCGCCATTGAGTGTGTCGTGTCGATGCCACGCTTGCAGCTTCTGCTCTGGCAAGAACGTCAGGCCGAGCAGCGTGCCATCTGAACGCACTGCCCACACGGTGTAGTTCGGCTGCTGTGCCCAGTCCCAATCGCTGACCTGGAAACCCTCAAAGAGGTGTGACGAAAAAAGCGTGAGATCCTCACCTGCAAATGTGTAGTAGCCATAGAGAATGTTCGCCGTCAGCTTGCGAATCGTCGTGCCAAGCGACTGCACATAGAGAATATTGAAATCCACCTTCAGCGTGCGTAGCGGTGCGCTGCCATTGTAGCTGCCCACACGTGCGTTGATCGCTGTTGGCGAGAGAATGTTCTGTGTGTCGCCATCGGCCAGCCACTCTGCACCGTCAGTGGCGACGAGCAGTCGTCCGAGATCGATCAGTTGCTGCACCGTATCCAGCGTACTAGAGACAAGGTCGAAGATTACGGCATCATCTTCTTGAATCGGTGAACTGATCGAGAAGTTGTTGAATCGTCCTGTCCGTGACCCCCAAATGCGATTGGGCTGATTGAGACTGTTGGCGAACATCTGCCGCTGCTGATAAAATCCTGCCACACTCGGGTAGTTACCGGCACCGATGAACACTTGCGGATCAACAGGCGGTGTGCGCGTGTTGTCGAGTGTGACAGCACCAGCGTTGATAAACGTATTCCCAGGTGCTGCGCTCAGAAAGAAGAGTGCTGACTTATCGATGCCGATATAGACGTTGTACGATCCAGCCCCAGCTACGGCGGTCCACGTAATGGTTTGTGGATCGGTGAGTGACGGGTCCTTGAGTGCCTGTTCACCTGAGGCATCAACGTACGATTCCTCTCCAGTCACTGCATCGATCGCCGTCACGCCGTACTGATAGAGATGTCCAGTCAGATCCACCGTTCCTGTGACATTGATCCCCGTGGGAGTCGCAATCGACGGTCCAAAAGCAATCACACTGTACTGCCAGTTGGTGTCGCCGAATCGCTTGAGCTGCGCTGGTGGGTATAGCGAATGCACGATCGTCACCGCATCAGCAGACTGCGCAATGTTGAGTCCAGCGAGGTCAGCCGTCGTGTACGGTGTACCAACTTCGTAGATGGCGTCAACGAGCGGATACCAATAGCCGGGGAATGGCGGCGACACCAGATCAGCTGGGCCGCTCGGCTGCAAGCAGACGTAGGTGACTTCACCGAGACCGAACCCTTGCGTGACCATGTCGCCGGGGACGTAGTTCACCAACGTGCTGTACGGCGCGACACCTGTAGCTACCACCTGAGCACCGAACTTGTAAAAGCGCACGTAGAGATTGCCGAACTCCATCACCAGCGCATCCTTGCTACTGAACTCAAACTTCAACAATCGCACTGCTGTTGCTTGATCCTTGGCACTGGCAACAAACTCCAGACCGGGACGATTGCTGGTCACGCCCTGTCGGAGGACAATGGTGTTGCGACAGATACGCAATCCGGATTCGTATTTCTCCTGATCAGTGTGCCCGTACATCTCAGGCGACAACTCACCAGCGGCTTGTGACCGCTGCGTGGCATTGTTTGGCAGCACCTGCGTCATTCGCGCACCTGCACAAATGACGATTCCTGCGGCGGATCAGGCTGCTGCTCATTCATGGTGTTATCGCGCGCCTCTTCAATCTGCTTCGTGTACAGTGTGAACGCACGATCGCCGAGTTTCGTTGGGTCAGCTTTCGTCAACCGAGGTGCAGCGAGAAACGCCAGATAGAACGACAAGGCGAGCTCGAAGTCTGGCTTGAACGTCGCATGATTGTTGTTATCCCAGATGTACTCGAGCTGCGGCAGCTGCGGCAACACCGCCGGAATCGTTTGCGCCAGCTGCGGCGGGAAATCAGTGTAGATAAGCGGACCTTCGTCATCGCTCAGTTCGCGATACACGACGCGCGTCCGAACAGAGTCTTGTCGCAAGCCGCTCAAGATCCGCACAAGACGGAGATTGTCCTGCGGTGTACGATACGCATACGTGTACTCGGTGCTTGCCGGCGCTGTTGGCGATCCGCTCACCAGAGCGAGCGGCACGATCTTCGTGGCAAATGGCCATGGGAAGTCACGCAGCACTTTGCGACGTGCGGTCGGGTAGTAGCGACGCAGCGTCGCCGCTTCTTTCGATGGATCACTCCATGTCTGCACTTCCACCCCGATCATCAGATGTGACAACGCGAGGTTGAAGATGTGAATCGGACCACCGGGATCGGTCATGGCAAGCTGCCTCCGAGAATCGTCTTGCACTGTGCTGCTGTTCGTGTGCCTTGCACCACTGCAATGCAGTCGTACGCACGATTGACTGGTGGCGTGATAGCCGCATTGCCGGCGTAGGCTGCGACAGCACTTGCCCAGGCCGACGTGGCCAGATCCCAGTAGTGGTAAAACAACGTACCGACGATCGGTGATCCCACCAGCGTGAGTGCATCAACAGCGCGCGTCACAGTCAACGCAGCGGTTGAAATATAACTCGTGGCGAACGCCTTATTGTGCTCAGCATCAGCTCCCCAGAATAGTCCACCACTCACACCGTCACCAAGAAAACTCGATGTATTATTGCCTGTCGTCCAAGCGAGAAACCAGTTGGGCTGCGTCGCGCCAGACTGTGATGAGTTCAATGTGATCCGCAGCCAGTACCATCCATTACCGATAGGTGTGGCGGTTGCAGTGCAACTTGCTGTGACTGTTCCAAATGTGCCAGTGGTGGTGTTGAAATACACTGAGCTGAAAACTGCCGCCTTGCTGCGCACGCTGATCAACACCCATGAGCGTGCACCGGCTTTGACGAATACTGAGAAAGATTGCGCCGTGTTATCGGTCCATGCAGTGTTCAGAATGATCTGCGAAATGTTGTGTGACGAGTTCGTAGCAGCTTCAATCAATGCATCTGCCGTCGCATTTCCATCAGGAGCCGCAGCCGCGTTGGCAGTAACCGAAGCATTACTCGTTACCCACGGAGCACTATCGAGCTGCTCAGAGTGCAGGTAGTTATTGAGCCGACTCTCTTCAAGCAGGATCGTGCGTCGCCCTCCGATATAATGTGCATCGCGCAGCACATTCTGTGCGATCGTTTGTAGTACACCGTTGGCGTCAAACGATGTAGCGATGGGCGTCGCACCATCGGGTCGAGTGAAGCTACTGATACCACCGAGCGCAGCATACGATCCTGGTAGCGCCCGTGCAAAACGCACGTTGCTCCCCAGGTTGTTGCTGTAGAACAATCGCTTGGTCGACGGCATTGCTTTACGAGTTGTTCTGATACTTGGACAGCCACACGGTGATGTCGTATGTCGCGCCGGCAACCGCACCGACCGACGTGAGCAAGAGTGACCCCTTGCCATCACCAGCTGCCATGTTGGGATCAGCGAGACCAGCCAGCCGCTGCATGTTGCGTGTGCCGCGCTGCAAGCCACGATAATCGTCGTAGCCGCTCGCGCAGAGCACTGCCACCGTGGCCGGTGTCGCCGTGCGGTCGAAAATGAGATTGATGTTCGTGTAGCCTTGGATCGCCCACCGCAGCTGTTCGAGATTGAAGCCGCTGGGCTGCTTGCCGTACTCGTTGACAATCACCGTCGTGATGTCCACCTTCTTGACGTTCGCCTCACCTGTGCCATCAGAGACGCCTGTCAGCTTGACGACCAGATTGATGTCATCTTCGAAGATGGTGATGACCTTCACCGTATCAGCCATGTCCTGCCTCGCTATAGTAAGGGAGGTGAGGGACAGCGCCTCGAGCTGACGACGCTGTCCCTCGGATCAACTACCGCGTGCGCTTCCGCTTCCGCTTCTTCTTCGCAGGTGCTTCAGCGCTGTCTTCGTCTGCCTCTTCTTCTTCACCTTCTGCCTCTTCCTCTTCCTCTTCGAGTTCATCTTCCTCCTCGAACTCGTCGCTCTCATCGCTGTCGGGTGAGGTTGATGAGCTGGCTTTCTGCTTTCGTGCCGGTGCATCCACCAGTTCGACATGGTCGGGAATCGGTCCCTTCATATCGAACTCATCACCTGGCTTGCGGTACGTCTCACCGACGTAGCAGTGCGCCAGTGCGCGAACTTTCATGACTGGTTCCTCAGTTGAAGATTAGAGAACGACGATCTTGGACGCGAACGCACGGTACGTGTCGATCATGTTCATGCTGGTGATCCACGCCGTGACCGTGATGCTGGGTGTCGTGCCGCCGAGCACCGCCTTCAGCCCCAGATAGCGCTGCGGCGTACCCGTGCGGATCGGCATCGGAAGTGCAAGCAACGTGCCCAGTGTGAGGTTCGCCGCCGGAATCACATACTTCGCGAGCGTGTTCGGTGCAGTCGTGAGATTCGACGCCGAGTCATTGATGATGTCGAACTCGTACGTCTCATCGCCGGTGGTGAGATCCGCCGCCACGATGACCGCAATCGCGAAGACGAGCGGTTCACCGCGCGACAGATCATTGAAGATGCTGCCTGCGACCGGCTGCGCGCCAGTGTCGTAGGCATTGTCGGAAACAGCCGTCGCCGCGAGCGCGGCTGCGTTCCAGAGCATGGACTGTGCGTCAACCCGCATGGATGTAGTCTCCTGGTTACGAAACGGTGGCTTCGGTGTTTAGCAGCGCATCGCTGCGGCGAATCGGAACTCCACGAAACATCGGCGTCATGATACCGTCGACCTCGGCGTACCGCAGCTGCCCGCCGGTCTGCACTGCCTCAAAGCGCTGGATGTCCAGACATTCGAAGAGCGTGCGGTTCATGTAGAGCACCGCACGGCCGAGCCCGAAGGTCGGGACCTTGTGCAGCGCCTTGATCATGAACTTGATGATGTTCGCCGCCGACGCTTCGGCCACGAGGTTCGTGGTGTCGATGTTGGCGATGCGAACCACGTAGCGCCAGTCGCGCAGGCACACGCCAGCATCCCAGATGAACTGATCGCGATACACACGCAGACGTGTGCCGCCGATGGTGGCCGACGTCTCCGCGGTTTCCTCACCGTGGTCGTGATGCTGCAGACCGGCCTGCGTGCCCTTGGGGAAGATACCGTGGAACGTATTGCGTCCCCAGAGCACGAGCCAGATGGACGAGTTGACGTTCGCGCGTCCGCCGGCATCAAGCACGTTCTGCTTGTTGGTCGCGCCGCTGATCGCGGCATAGCGTGGCGCCAGGCCGGTGAACTGCTCCGGTGCGGTGCCCGAGTTGCCGTAGAACAGCGAGGTCGCCATCTGCTGGTTCATCGCTTCGATGAACGCCAGCGCTTCCGAGAAGCGGAAGGCGTTGACGTCGCCGGACAGATCAGCCAGCGCCTTGTCGACTTCCGACCACGCTTCCAGCTTGGCGGTCGCTTCGTCGATCTGCGCGGTGGTGGACTTCGATGGCTGGACGCCCTGGTTGAGCAGACGGAAGTAGACCGCCGGCAGACCGGTGCGAAGCGTCGTGCGATGGCCAGTGGGCAGATTGCCCTCGAGCCAGAGCATGTCGAGCAGGACTTCGTTGGTAATGGAGAGCATCTCCACGATATCCGTGGTGACGCCGCCTTCAGGTTCCAGACGCTTGGCCCAGTCGACCAGCGTCAGCACGCTGGCGCCGACCACACCGCCGAGCGCCACAGACGGGCTGCCGACGGCCACTGCATGCATCAAGCCCAGCGCGGTGAGCACCGGCCCCGTGATGGCCAGTGCCAGGAACGCCAGGCACAGCGACACGATCGTTCGACCGTGTGTGCGAAGAGCAGTTCGCATGATGTTACGACTCCTTCTTTGCGGTTGAGGGAAAGAGACGATCTTCGACGCGCTTCCCATCTTTGTTCCCCGGCGGTGCCGGCGGCGGGATGAAGTCAGCTTCCTTCATCAGCTTGCCGACAGTCGCCATGAAGTTGACGACGGCGGGATGCGAGCCGAACCCCGTCTCATCGAGGAACTTTTCCAACTCGGCTGTCGTCGGGTCAACCGTTCGCAGATGTGTCAGCACGCGACGACCGGTCTCGGCCTTGGCGAGCAACTTTTCCTGCGATCCGTTGACGTCCGGCGCGGCCAGCGCTTGCTTCCGCCATTCAGCATCGCGCGCCTTCCATGCTGAACCTTCACCAGGCTTGTTGTCGTCGGCGACTTGCTGCATGCGAGCCGCGACTTCCTGCTGAATGAACGGCACGACAGCCTCCGCCTGTTTCTGTGTCAGCCCCGACGCGCGCGCAATGGCCGTCGTCCGCTCCACAAAATCCTTGGGAAGTTCTGTGCCATTCGGCCCCTTCAGTTCGTAGTTCTCCGGCGGTCCATTCGCCCTCTGGTAGTCGGCGATGGCTGCGTCGGTCAACTGCTTCTTCAGTTCATCGGTCAGCACCATCGGCTCAGGCTTCTTCGGATCAGCTGCCGGCGGATCAACCTTCTTCGGATCAGGTGCTGGAGGATCGCCCGCCTTGGAGGGATCGGCGGCGGGGTCCTTCACTGGATTAGGCATCGTGCTCAAGCTCCTTGGCTGCGGCGTTGTGTTCTTCCATCATGAGGGTGAATGCTGCTGGCTTGACATCCATGATCAATGTCAAGACGAAATGTCCAACGTCCTGCTTACCAGAGTTGTAGTGAATCCGCGATGATGGATCCCAGATCGTGTTGAAGACTTTGCAATGCTCAATGATTCGCCAGAGCACGCGCCGTCCTGCTGGCAACTCCAGCAGTGTGAGGATGTCTTCGTTGAGGATGCGCGCAAGGTCCTGCTCACGCTTCTCAGCTTTTTCGACTGACTGCTTATCGCCGGTGTGACGAACGAGAGCGCGTTCTTTCTGGCTCATGCGGTTGGGCCTTGTGCCGGGACAGGGACACCTTGTGGACCGATCGGCGGTTGGTTCATCCCGCTCAACGTGCGTCCAGCTGTCTTGCGGCCGAACATGCGCGTGAGCGCTGAATCACCTGACATGTCAGCCCCGCTGAGATTCTTCGCCGACTTGGACATCGACTCCATCTGCTGCGATTTCTGTGCGGCCTGCTGCTGATCAGCACGCGCCTTGCGCAACGCCTGCACCGCTTCTTCTGGCTTGATGATGCGCGGGTCAATGCCGGCCGACTCGGCATAGGCGTTGATGAGGTAGTCGATATCCACCGTATCGAAGACCTCAGGATTCTCAGCTGCACCGGCGACAGCTTGCGAGACCGACGTCGCGAAGCTGACGAAGCGTTCCATATTGGCAATACCCACCATGCGCTGCGCTTGCGCCATGATGGAGATGTACTCAATATGGAAGCCCTTCATCTTGGCTAGCGCGGGCGGTGGCGGTGAGAGCAGATTCTTCCGCCGCATGATCGCAAGGCAGCGATGGATCAATGGATTGAAGAAGTCCTGATTGAGTTGCTCGAGGACTGGCCCGAGCGCCAAGAGCTTCTCTTCTTTCCGCTCCATGATTTCCGTCGCCGTGACTTCCTTCCGATCCATCTCGGTCAACATGAGGAACAGATCAGCGAAGAAGGCGCGCTCGATGCGCGATCGGGTTTGCTCCTGTTTCTCCTCCGCATGCTGAATATCGAACTTGACCTCGTAGACGTTCGTGAAGCCCTTGCCAGCACCTTGCGGTTCATCCACGTAGGTGATGTCACCTGGCAACGTAGAGACCTTGGCAGCACGCATCGCTGTCGGTCCCTTGACAGGCGGATTGACCTGCTTCTCAATGGCTTGGGCGATACGCTTCTCGATCAACTGCAGCTGCTTGATGTCACCCAGCGCCGTCATGCCAGGCGAGTTCGAGCCGTAGACATCCTCGGCCGCGATTTCCCAGCGAGGCACGAGGAGTGGGAACTCGTCGTAGCCTTTCTCCTCGAGGAGCATGTACGTCGGCGCGGCGTACTCGAAGTAGATCGACTTGAATGCCTTGTACTTGGAGTCGATGGCATTGGTGTAGTACGCCAGATTGGGATATACCATCTGCACGATGTCAACCCACTGCGTCCGCATGTTGTTCTGCCAGAGCCGCTGACAGAGCGGGGAGATGTTCGTCTCCTCGCCTCGCATGAAGTCTGGCACGCCGCCCTGCATCCGTCCCCAACGCGTGACGATCTGCTCAACGCTCATGCGGAACGGTCGGGCAAAGGTCCGCACCCGCATCTTGTCATCGTTCGCGATCATGTACATGCCGATCGGATACGGATAGAAGCGGAAGATCTGTTCATCATCATCCAGCACGGCCATGGCGCTGGTACCGAAGACGCCGAGGTCCGAGTAGACGATGGGGAGTGCGTTGTAGAGGTTGGACTGCAAGAAGGCCGTGGACAGCAGCCGCTGGACCGTCTGCAGGTAGTTCTTGACGGACGAGAGACTATCGAGATCCTGATCACCCGTGCTGAGCCGGAACCATGGGCGTGCCGGCGAGCTGATCCCGCTCATCATACCAGAGGAGAGAATCTTCGCGGCAAACGTCGCCGTCATGTCGACGATGTGCTTGGTGCGACGATTGCCGCGATTGTTATCGCTGGTACTGAACCGTCCGCGGCGCGGCAGGATGTAGTCGGTCAACTCCATCCAGTGCGTCAGCCAGCTGGCTTTCTCCGCTTCCATCTGTCCCATCGCGATCTGCGCTCGCACCCGTTCAGGGTTCGGTGTGGGCCGCTCCTTCGTGCCGTTCTTCTTTTTCTTTCCCGTGCGATCACGCTGCACCCCCAGAGTCGGATCTGACCCTGGGGGATCAACGATAACCGCAACAGGTGAAAGCGGGACGGTCACGCGACTACTCGGTCACGCCCGCGCTGGTGAACATCTTCCAGCCGCTCTCACGTGCGTACTGCACCTGGTAGAGCGTCGCGGCCGTCCACTTCCAGAAGACGCCGAGCGACGCCGCGAGGGAGAGGCTGTACTTATTGAGCGAGAAGGTGATCGTGCCAGTGTCCAGGTTGTTGAGGTGCACCGCCAGAATGCGGCGGACGAATCCGGCGGCAGGCGCTGGCACGACATCGACCACTGTGACGCCATTGGTATCGAAGTCCGCTGTCCCGTACTGCGGGAACTTGGGACTCGTCGGATCGAGGTTGGCGCCGAGCGGGACATCCTCGTAGGCGACGGTGCCGTGCGCGTTGAGCGTCGTCTTGGCACCGGCGAGCACGATCTGCAACTTCTGGTCTGCGGTGAGCAACATGGCTTAGAGCCCGAGCAGCGTTTTGCGCTGTGGTCCTGTGGTGGAAGTGAGCGTACTGTTGGGTCCTGTGAGAATCGTGCCGGCGTAGCCGCCAGCCTTCTTGCCTGCGATCTGCTGCGCTTGTGCTGCCGCCTGCGCGCCCGCCTCGCCCGCTGCGGCCTGTTGTACGTTGGGGTCCGGCGGCTTCGGGAGCGGATTCTGATTGAGGGTACCCTTCTCCTGCTGTGACACCTGATTACTCTTGACCGCACTGTAGCCCGCCGAACCGATGGCGGTGACGGCGCTGATGATGGCGGCAGTCGCGGCCATCAGACGGTATCCAGGCGCTTGACCCAGACGCGCTCAACGGGAACATAGCCCAACCGCTGGAGGAGCGGCCCGAAGTCAAACGCATCCTTGACGTGCTGATAAATCGCCTGCACGCCATCCGCCCGCAACTGCGCCTCGGCGTAGTCGATGAGTGCCCCACCGCGTCCACGGTACGCCGGCAGCATGAACATTACGTCCTGCACGGCTTGGAGCGAATCTTGGTAATGGGGATTGGCACGGATGAAGAAGACGGCGTAGCCCACCAGCTGCTGTTCGTGCCGTGCCGTGCAGATGCGCAGGCACCCATCGCCATTGACACGGTAGTACGTCGCCCAGTCGACATTGAGGGGAATGTCCTGGAAATGCGCAATCTCACGCCAATGCTTGTGCAGGAGCGGCGTGAGCTCCTGCTGCAGCAGCGGCGTGAGATCCTCGACGGCGTACTGCACGCGCTAGTACGACTCGCCAGGCGGATGCGCTTCGCCCATGTGCGGGAAGCCGGCATCCTCACCGGTCGCGTGATTGCCCATCGTGCCGTGCGTTTCGCCGTGCTTGATGGCGCGTGTGACGTTGGCGGCGTGGCCAGCGGGTGCGGCAGACTTCGTGTGCTTGGTGTCGCTGGCCTGCGGGCTGACGGGCGGAACGGGGTGCTTCATGGACGACCTCCTGAGGGAAGCTGGCCGTGAGTGGCGGTGTGCTTGATCACGTGCGCCACCTTTTCGGCGTGTGATGGAGCAGTCGTGGCGGCATCAGCTGCCGCGAAGTCTTTCCCCACCGACTGCGGAATCCCGACCTTCTTCGCGAAGGCCGGATCGTGCGCGACGGCTTCCATGAGCCGGTGCTGCTTGGGGGAGCGTGAGGGCATGGAGCGCAAGGTAGTTAGGAACGGTCCGGATCGTAAGGATCCCATTCTGAACGGATGCCCGCCCCCTGGGCCGCGCCCTCGTAGCCGAGGGGAAATCCCTCGCTCGTGGGCAGTTCCGGAATCCCAAAGGTGAGCGCGAGGGCATCGGCCAAGTCGGGGGATCGGCCCAGCTTTTCCTTGATCAGATCCTTCTCCTCGAGCAGGAACTGCCCGTTGGCAAAGGTGTACGTGGGGACCGTGAGCTCGCCAATGAGCTCAGGGATATCGGGGAGAGCGCCGCCGCGCTTGACCCACTCGGCCATCTGCAGCCACATCTCCGCGCGCCGGTTCTTGTACCGTTTGTCGAGGGCGGGTGCGTGGAACTGCACGCCAATGGGGTTGATGCCGGCGGCGATACAGTTGTCAATGACACCATGTCCCCAGTGCCCCGTGTCGTCAATGAGGGTGAGGACCTCGTGTCCCTTGCCGAAGTCCCGATGCGCCATGATGACCTTGGCCGCGATGTTCGTGGTCCGCTCGCCGCGCAACGTCGTCGGGAAGGTCGTCCAGAGCCCTTGGCGCGGAAAGAGGACCGTGCGATCGTCGCCGAACCGTGCGACATCGACCCCGAGGCGCTTCTGCGCGAAACTGTAGTCATCCGGTGTGAGCTGCCGCCGCATGGCCGCACGGACTTCCTCGGCCCCGAGCAGCGCGTTGAGGCTCGCCGCCGGGAACTCGCCGAAGACGTTGACCTTGACCCAGGCGTTCTCGCGCCCGAAGAGTTCGATCTGCTGCTTGGCCCATTCGATCCCGATCCGCTTGGAGCGCTTGGGATCATTGGGATCGCCCGTGACGTGGACGGTCTTCCAGAGGTGGGCGTGCGTCGTGCAGGCGAGATGGAGCGGGCCATCGAGGGTCGTCGTGTTGCCGGCCTGAAAGAGCTTGCACTCAATGCCGCTGGCCAAGGCGGCTTCGGCGGTCGCGAGAATGGGGAGCGGAATGCCGCCCGACTCATCCAGGACGAACATCATGTAGTCGGCGTGGAGTCCCGCCAGGGTGAGTGACTGCGCTGACGCATCGGCGCTCTTGGCCCAACTGCGGGCGGACATCCACCAGGTCGACGGGTAGTCTTTCTGGACGACGCGGGTCTTCTGCCATTCGAACTGATTGAGCAAGAAGGGACTCTTATGCTGCCACTAGGCGAGCTCCTTCCACAAGCCGTCCTGGAGCTGATCGCTGGAAATGGAGGTCGCGGCGATGTTGGCGTGGGGGCGCGTGGCCACGAAGTTCCACATGAGCCACGCTTCGACGCAGGTCTTGCCGCAGCCCTTGGCGGCCGGGACCGCGATGCGCTGTGTGGCGGGGAAGGCCGCGAGGATCTCACACTGCCAGTCCTCAATCTCTTTCGGCTTGAAACAGTCCTTGACGAAGGCGATGGGATCGTCCCGCCAGAACCGGAGGCGTTGCTTCGCGTTCACTCGGCATCCTCAGGGTCATCAACGGTCAGCGCCCAGACGAGGCCGTGGGCGATGATGGCGAGCGTGAGGCATGCGATCACGATCCCGAGGCTGAAAGCGAGCAGCAGCATTTTCATCGGTTGCTTGCGGGAAAGGGTGGTACCGCCGTCTGGAGCAGGCGGGGGTCTCGACGCATCAACCAGAGGACGTCTGCTGCAAGTCGTGCGTGGCGGATGTCGGTCTCTAGCCGAGCGCCATGCCCCACCGCCCCTCCCCCCGCCCCCTGTGACCCTCCGCTGGAAGGGTGGTTACCGCCGTGTGACGCAGTGTGGGAAGGGGACTTCCTCACGTTTCTTCCTCCTCAAGCAAGTCCGCGAGCGTAATCGTACTCGCGATTTTCTGATTCGGAGCGCCGAAGACACGGTCCATCCCCAGCTTGATCAACGCGAGTTTATCGCCATCGCGTCCTGCGCGCATAATCTTGCGCAATGACCGACGCGCCCGTGGGCCCGTCACAATCTTCCGCAGCCACGCCAGTTCATCGTTCGCCAGTCGGCCGCTGCCTGCCTTTCCGCCCTGCGCCTTGGTTTGCCCGCCAGTCAGCAGCGCCCCGCCATGTTTCTGCTTTTTCAAGGCGGGTCTGCCGTCTGACGTTCTGCTGATTTTGGGAGTCGGGACTCCCGCGGATTTCTTGTGCATGTCGGGGAAGATAGCAGGCCTGCCCTTCCCACAGCTGCCCAATGCCACACATATACGCACGCCATGAACGCACGTTTGTCGGCCGTGGACAGCATGTGTTGTGAAAAATGGCCGGTGGACTGAGTTTGCTCAGTGGTCGGCATGGACGGCATTTCGGGCTTTTACAACACTTTCCCCTATATACTGTTTTTACTCAGTCCCGCGACTACAACAGGGTATAGCTGTACTGCGGAAGGTCCGTATAATAGGCAAAAGTGTTGAAAAACGCGAAATGCCGTCCAGCCAAAAACGCGCCCTACTCCTACGGCGTGGACAGCATCCAGTTTCGCTCGTATAGACGCGCGCGAATCACCGCGCAGGTTTCCAGTCAAAAAGCACACGTTCCCGTCACCTGCGTTTCCAGCCACAGACCGCCCGTTCCCCGAAAAGCACATTTGTGATGTCGGTCGCGTAACTCGGTGTGCTGCACCCGAAAAATACCCCATGGCGCGTACAACACACACATAGTAGATTACGTCCATCACCGCAACACCGCCGCCCGTCGGCAACGGGCTCCGACCTACAGCAGGAGGATACACCGATGACCCCGTCACGTACCAAGCAGTCCCGTAAAGCCCGCCGCGTCCGCCGCACGTATTTGCTCATCGCCCTCGCTCACGCCGCAGGGGAAGCGACCGACGCCCAGCTCGCGAAAGCGCAGGCGAACGTCGAAGCCCTGGACCTCATCGGCTGGGAAACGCGCGCCGAGGGCTTCACGGGCGCAGATGAGGAAGACGAAGCGGACGGCGAGGAGGAAGCGCCGAAGCCGAAAAAGGCGAAGCAGGCGAAGAAGCTCACGCAGGGGAAAAAGGCGCGCAGGGCGCACGCGGACATCCCCGTCACGATGGCGACGGCGGGGGCGCGCTAAACATGCCACGGAAACTCAACAAGCGGAAGCTGACGGTCGTCATCGTCACGCTTTACGATGACGGCGTGGATTGCCCGCAGCCCTACATCTTCCCAGGGCACCTCTCCAATGCCGAGGCGCTTACTGCGCTCCGTGCTGAATGGCTCGCCGAGCAAGACCCCGCGGATGCTGAACCATTCCCCGAGGACTACGAGGATATCTACGCGGTCAGCATCAGCACCATGACGGTGGCATTGTGAAAGGGAAACTCACCTACACCAAACGCGACTTCGCGGCGCGGGCGCAGCAGCGCCCCGCCGTGGAGCGCAAACGGCCTGCGGCGGCCGAAGACCCTGCCTACGCGGCGTGGAGTCAGGGTACCAGTCTGAAAGCCCTCGTACAGCAGTACGGCGGCAGCCGCTCGGCCATGCGGAAGCGGCTCACCACGGCGGCGGGCGGTAAGGACAACTTCCGCACCCTCCGTGCGCAAGGCGCTGGCGGGAAAACGGTCCCCTTCGGCGGCAAACGCGCCACACCTCGGACACGGGACACACGGGCGCAGGACGATGCGCTCGTCCCGCGCATCAGTTCGGATGCCATTCGCCACACCGTCAGCGCGGACGTCATTGCGTACAGTCGTCGCAGCATCCCGAAGCTGCAAGCGCGGCTCCGAGAAACCGACGACGCCGTCGGGCGCGCCAAGCTCACCACCGAACTCACGACCGCACGGGCGCTGGTGAAGACGGCGGACACCCCGCAGCGCGCGGGCTGGACGTCGGCCTACTACCCGACCGCGCTCGGCACGGCGCTGCGCCTCACCGATACGGACGGCACCGCCTACGTCCGCGCACGGGAGAACGAACGGGCGGACGTCATCGTCACGCTCGCCGCGCTCCACACGCAGCAGCGCTACAAGCGGGATGCTGACGCCGTCAGCACGAAGCAGGCGAAGCGCGAGGCCGCGCTCATCGCCCGCGGCAACGCCAAGCACGCCATCGTCCGGACACGCACACGGGCGGCACGCGCCGCCAGGAGGCACAAGTGAAACATTCCCCCAAGTTCCGGCAGGCGCAGGCCGCGTTCACCGAGCACAGTCAGGCGATGCTTACCCTCGCTGCGGCCGAGCCGAAGCTGCGCTACCCCAGCCTCTTTGGCCGCTACGCGGCATGGAGCGCGTGGCTGGCGCACAGCCTGACCGCAGTGGAGATGCACGCACGGTGGCAGTCCGTCGCCGTGGATCCCGAGTACACCGACGGTGTCGTCGAGGACCCGCGCATCGGCAACTTCCTTGATCCGCTCGTCGGCGGGGAGGACGATGATAGCGATGACCCGCTCTCCATCTTCAATCCTGCGGGTGCACAGCACTCACGCGCGCTGGATCGGATGATGAAGACTGGACCGTCGGCGAGGCACTCATGATCACCGTCACTTGCACCCGCCCCGCGTACGAGCACGTCCTCCAGCTCTTGGCGCTGTGCTGGACCGCTGGACCGCTGCCCGTCACTGCACCACCCGTAGTCTTCCCGTTGTTCATTCCGTCCACGCTCTGGAGGAAGCAGTAACGATGCGTTCCGCGTTCCGTCCGTTGCACGCAGGTATCCGACCACACACCTGGAGGAACACCATGAAGTCGAAAAAGCGTCCGAGCAAGCAGCAGTCCATGTTGCGCATCCGCATCACGCGGACGTACGAAGAGACCTTCATCATGACCGTCGACGGGTTGACCGACGCCGCGGAGTTTGTTGCTGACCCCAGCAACGGGCTCGTCGACGGATCAGGGGAAGTTTGCACCTTCGAGGTGATCCATGCGTAACCGTCGCCACGGGATTCTCGAGATGACGACGGGCGCAGATGGGCGCAGCGTCACCACGCGCACCATCCCCAGCTCTAGCCGCAAGGCACGCGCCTACGCTGAGCTGCGGCGCTTGAAGCACCGCGCACCGCCGAACGTCCGCTATCGCATGCTCGAGGACAAGCTCAGCACACGTGAGTACCCCTTCCCACCGTACAGCACGCCAGGAGGAAAGTGACCATGCCTGAAGCACACATTGTCCTCGCGGCGCGCGACGATGCTCGTCGGCACATGCGCGCACAGCGGCTGCGGCAGCAACGCGGTGAGCATTGGAACGTCCACACGGCCTATTGCTACGCCGTCTACGATGATCAGCACAACCTCGTCGGCTTCATCCGCGGGCATCTCAGCGTCCGACGGATGAACCGCTTCCGCAAGCGGGCCAAGGTCCATCCGGATACGGTACTCCGCTTCGTCCACCTCTTCCTTGCCGCAGGCATGGTGAGCTAATGCGCTATCGCATTCGTCATCGCAACGGGTGGGTCGTGACCTGGAGTTATCTGCCCTACGACCGCGACGAACCACTCACGTTCCCAGATCAACAACAGGCCGCGTGCTTCATCATCGACCACAACCTGCCACCGCACGTTTACTACTGGGAACCTGTCGAATGAAATACTACATGTTGCTCCGCAGTGCGCTCATCGTGCCGCAGGATCGCGCCTATCATCCCCTCGCGCTCGGCGCAGGCGCGGTCGTCCGGCTCCTCCCACCGGATGAGTGGGAAACGTCGAATGTCAGCTCCACGACAGCGTGCAAGAACGAACCCTACGTCGAATACGCCGATGTGGTCGGACGCCTGCACCGTGGCTGGCTGGCCCGCAACACGGTCTGGACGCCCGCAAAGGGCGCAGTGGTGACCTATCTGCCCTACGACCGCACCGAGCCGCTCACTGGCTGGGATCGGCTCCGCGAGGTGCTGGCATCACAGGGCTGGACAATGCCGCAGTGGATCACTAGTATGAAGGCAGCCGATCGCAATCTGGCCCGACAGATCATTCGGGAGTTCGGTGGTTCCGTTCCCAAGTCGAAGCAGAATGCCGACTTCAAAGAGGTACTGCTCCGACTCACGCAGGCTCACACCAAGGAGGACCGTATGGCGAAGACCAAGACCAAGGCCGCAGCGTCCGCGAAGGCCGAGGCACCGACCGTGAAGGGTGAAGCAAGCGAGTCCCGCTCCAACAGCGCGATGGGCAGCACGGCGCAGGCGCTCCGTGAACTGAACGTCAAGCACCCGACGATCGCGAAGCTCGAAGCCGAGAAGTGCTCGTCCAGCGCGCTCGCGGAACTCCGCGATCACATCAACGAGCTCGCCCTCGCCGCGCGCGAGGCGAACAAGCCGGGACGCGCATCCAAGCTCTCGGCCGTCAACCGCTCGGTCCGCAAGCTCCAGCGCAAGCTCGCGGCGTAGCACCAATCAGCGTCCCCTCCGTCTCGAGGTGCTCAGGACGCATCGCGGGCATAAGCATCGGATCCGACGGTAAGTGCCCTGCTCCATCAGCCCCGTGCCATTCCAGCGCGGGGCTGAGTGCTGTATATTTATGTCATCAAGTACCGCTTCACTTCGCACCCGTCGCAATCTATGACTCCTGATCCTGAGCTGCTCGGTCTCCTCGCCCATCATCGCGTGACACTGTCGGCGTTGGGGCTGGTGCTGCGCAAGGTCGGGCCGCTCCACCCCGATCGCAGTCGGGTCAATCACCAGCGGAGCGTCAAGCGGAAACGACTGAAAGCACAGCTTCGGGCGATCGAAGCTGATATCGTGGCGCGATGCCACATCCTCTATCCTGGATAGCGTATGGCTGAAGTGCGCATCATCATCCGTGACACGGTCGATGGACATGTCGAAACCATCGTCACGCCGGACATGGACACGATTTTGAAGGAAATCGCAGCGAAGGACGGCAAGGGCGTCAGTCCGGCCAAGCTCTATGCCACGCGCGCGGTCACAGCGATCATGAAGTTGGGACGCGAAGCGAAGGAAGGTGGGAAGATCATCACCAAACTGCCAGGACGGTACTAAATCATGGCGACAGACGAATCCAAGATTGCAGGCGTGATCACGCCAGCGCCGACGCCGATCGATCCCGTGTCGACACTCGAGGAGATGCAGCAAATCCCGAAAGCTGAGGAGCCCACGCCACCGTGGTGGGTGCTGCATCTGCTGTGGCCGCTGCTGCGTGGTCACCGCGTCTTTCGGGCGTGGAGTCAGCGCCAGGATAACACGGTCAAGCTCGCGATCTGTCGTTGGCTCGGCGTGCTCGACGCCGTTGCCGCTGAACGGCGGCTCGTCAATGGACTGCGGAAGGATCTCGATGCCACGGCCGGCAAGCTCGGCGAGCTCATTCCCGAGTTCAACAAGAACCAAGTCATCGTCGGCGATCTGCGGCTGATCCATCTCGACCAGCTTCGTCGGATACAAGAGCATCGCAAGCGTGACGCCAAGGAGCCCAGCTAATGCCAAAAGGTCCTGAGAAGCGGAAGAAGCTCTACCCGACGCAGGTGGCACAGCGCTTGAAGTGCCGCTATATCCAGGCGCGGGACAAGATGCTGACGGGGAAACTCGGCCCAACAGATTTTGATGAGCGTGGAAAGCTCTTCATCTATGAAGATCAGTTCGAAGTCTTCGAAATGAGCAAGGGTGCACGGCGTGTCGGCGAAGGGGCGAAGCCGTGATCCTCGACCTCACACCACGCGAAGCGGGGATGATTGCGCTGGCGCTGGCACAAACGCATGCCGCTGACCATGTGGAGCTGGCGGATCCCGATACCTTTGCACCGATGGTCGCACTCGCGGCACGGTGGAAAATGCGCGAACACACCTGCGCCGAGATTCATGCGGTTCTCGACAAGCTGGAAGCGACCACACGCGATGCAGTGCCACTGGGCATTCCGGTGAGCAAACGATCACTGAACTAGAGGTTCCCTCATGACATGGACTCCACGAATCGCGGGCGTGCTGCTCGCGGTGCTGGTGAGCGGGTGCGGGGAGTCCGTGGTCGTGCGGCACGCACGGAAGGGATGCTGGAACGATATGCAGATGGCCGCCACGCACGCGGACTCCATCGCCGTCCTGCAACGGGTGGCGTACACCTCGCTGGCGGACGGGGAAACCCGATGCACCCACCTATTCGACTCGCTACCCCCGAGGAAGCCATGACATGGAGTCCAGACCAGCCGCTCCGAGCGGACGCCACCGATGAGCAGATATGCCAACGAAAATGGAATCTCGCGCGGCTGGGGGTCGCAGATTCATCGGCTGTTGCTGCCCGCGAGTTCGCCACAGCCTCCGTGGAAGCAGCGCTCAATCCCATCGTGAAAGCGGGCGCAGTCGAGCTGGATTACTCATCCGCCGCCCATCAGCGGGAGAGCGGAGCGGCAGGGCAACGTGACACGCAGGAACGGGATGTGATGCGGAAAACATGGGATGCAGGATTCGCCTTCGCGGTGAAGGAAATGCGGAACACGCTGGACAACCTTGGCCTCCTCGCTGTCGGCCCTCGCGAAGAATCGTTTGAATCACCTGACCTCTCAGCGGGTGCCGCTCCCCTCCTCGCCGACCCGTCAGGGGAGAACCACTGAATGTATCGCATTAGTCGCGAAGAGATGTGGATGGAAATCGCTGAGGTCGTTGCACAGCGCGGGACCTGCCGACGGCTGCGCGTCGGTGCGGTGATCACCAACAGTTCGCTCACAAAGGCTGTGGCTATCGGCTACAATGGGAATGCCGCTGGACTGCCCAACATCTGCGATACGGACGAAGTAGGCGCGTGCGGTTGCGTGCATGCGGAACTCAATGCGATGCTCAAAGCACCTGGTGGCGTGTCGACAGATGTTGATCTGGTACTCTTCGTCACGCACTCGCCCTGCGCATCATGCGCCAAGGCGATCATCAACACCGGGATTGGGAAGGTGTATTTTCGACAGTTCTATCGTAAGACCGACGGTATTGACCTACTCCAGGCGGCGCATATCACGGTCATTTCAGTCATTCCACCAGCAGGGCTTCCAGTAGTGCGCGCAACCGTGTAACGTACGTGTTCAGCGCGGGGCCGACCCGCAGGCATGCTCCTCCACATCTGGCCGACAGATGATTCGACGCATCGTGACACAACCGACGAAGATCCTCGATAAGACACGCGGTGCCTACTGGCGTGGCGAACGGTGTGAAGACATTGTCGCGCAGCGGATCGCACAACGCGCTGCGGAGAAGGCGTCAAGGCGTAGCTCCAGACGCGGAAATGATGTAAGCGTAAAGACACCAGAACAACAACTCCGACGTCTAGAGCGCGCCTTGAAAAAGCGGAAGACTGAGACGGGACGCATCAGCGTCAAGAATCGGATCAAAGAGTTGAAGCGGGAGATGGCCGGTGCTTGAACTCCACGGCGGCAAGCTCTGGTGGGGTGAGCAGGATATGCTTGCCGCAGCCAAAGTGCTCGGAGCAGAGCCGGCCAGCAAAGGATCAGCGCCGTACAATCCCGCTATTCTTAGGGCCATGGAGAAGCGAGGCGTTTTCCTTGATAAAAATGCTAAGGCTGCGCTGAACTACGCTGAGCACATTCGCGATCGAGTCAAAGACTTTCGGAGCGATACAAGCGGCGCTGAGATGCCCGCCAATCTTTGGCCGCATCAACGCCAGTTGCTAAACTTCATGTTCGGAATGTCTGGGAAAGGCTTTCTTCTCGCTGACGAAGTCGGCGTTGGGAAAACTGCACCGGCGATTCTTTTCGCCGAGACATTTGCGAACAAACGTGTCCTCGTGCTGTGTCGCAACAGTGCGAAAGCGCAGTGGCGACGCGAGGTCAAGCGCTGGACGTCACACGATGCGATTGTCGTCCGCGGCAATCTCGCTGAGCAGCAAGCGCGCGTGCAACGAAACGGCTGGATCATTGGACACTGGGAATCACTCGTCAACGTCCCGTATGCCTACACGCACCGACCGTGGGACGTGATCATCGCCGATGAAGCACATCGTTTTCAGAACCGGAAGACCAAGCGCGCCAAAACGCTGTTCGAACTACAGTCTGACTATCGGCTGGCCTTGACTGCCCACCCCTACGCCAACGACCCGAGCGAACTATGGTCCATCTTGCGATGGCTTTATCCCGATATCTACGGGAGCTACTGGCGATTTTTCGGGATGCATGTCGCCGCCACGCCCAAGCATTTCGGAGGTTTTGAGATCACCGGCGCACGACAGCCGAAGCTGCTGCGATGGGAACTCGCGCCGTTCATGCTGCGGCGGACGCGAAAGCAGGTGCGGCCGTGGCTCCCCCAGATCTCCAGGAGCGTGCGGACCGTCTCGCTTACAACGAATGGAAAGCGGGATTACGAACGATTGAAAAAGGAGTTCTTCGCCGAACTCCGTGGACGTGAGAAGCCACTGCCCATCATCAACATGCTGGCTCGCACGACGCGTATGCGCCAGTATTTGGTGGACCCGAAGCTCCTTGCAGCTAGGGAAGCTAGTGTCAAGTTCCCTGCTGTACTTGATGTGCTTGAAGAAACGCAGAAGCCCACAGTGATCTTCACACAGTTCACCGAAGCTGGGCATAACCTCCAAGCATGGCTGAGTAAGCGGCACTTCAAAGTCGAGATGCTCTACGGCGACTTATCTGAATCGATGCGTGAAAAGCACAAAGCGAACTTCTTGAAAGGCAAGTATGATGCGCTGATCGTCCAGCTCCAGCTCGGCAGTGAGTCGCTCAACCTGGGCAAGTACGGCCTCGTGTGCTTTCTCGACCTGCCGTGGAATGGCCGTGATCTTGAGCAAGCCGAGGGGCGCGTCGATCGGCCGGAAGAGGGCACGGGCACATCCGTCCCGTGCACCTCCTACTTTATCGTGGTGGAGGACTCCTATGAAGTGAGACTGCAGAAGAAGATCGAGAAGAAACACGCCATGTTCCAATCCGTCTTCAGTCACAAAGACATCGAGGAGCTCTTCGCATGAAGACTACGGCAGTTACACCACCCGTCTCACTTCACCGAATCCCGAAGCCTAACCCGCTGGCCGCGCAGGATGCTTCGTTCGGCGTTCTGGATCGCCCGGTCCGATACCATCCGACAAAAGAGCATCCGCTCATCGTCAGCGTCAGTGAAATCAAGAACTTCAAGCGCTGCCGCGTGCGCCATCACTGGACGCATCAGTGCCGACTCGAGCGACTGGAGCGCGCACTGCCGCTGGCGATCGGCACGTTCGGCCATGAGATTCTCGAGCGATGGTACGCGCTCCCGCTGATCGAACGGACACAGAAGACCATGGAGAAGATCGCACGCAAGCAGGCCAAGGTGACCGATGAGAAGTCACTCAGCACCGACGACCTGGAGCTCGTCATCGCCATGACGGTCGGGTACGCAGGCTGGGCCAAGCGGGAAGATGCGCTCATCGGTGTCGGTGATCACGTGCTCCCCGAGCTCTGGGCTGAGGTGCCGCTCACGCCGGACGCGGACGTGCTCCTGCGCGTGAAGATCGACACGGTCTTCGAATCGACAAAGTTCAAGAAGACCGTTGGGCATCACGAACACAAGTTCGTCGGGCGCATCGAAACCGGCGTCTTCGAGCAGGCCGAGCAGATCAGCGGCTATCAGTTCGCGCTGCGGTATCTATACCCGAAGATGTCGTCACGTCGCTCGTACCCGAACCTCCTGCGCAAGCAACTCCCTGGCCCGCGTGTCACGGCGGATCTCTTCGCACGCACCGAGGAAGAGCGCACGGACGAGCAGCTCGATCAATGGGGTGACGATACACGCCGTGTCGCGCTGGATATGCTCGGTGCGGCGGTCTACCCGAACCCCACCAAGGATTGCAGTTGGGACTGCGACTTCCGGAATCCTTGTCTGTTGCGTGGACAACCGGATGAACTCAAAACCGTACTGGACGATGAGTACCAGGTACGGAAGGAGTACACGAAGTGAACTTCGGACAAGCGTTGGCCATGGCCAAAGAAGGGAGCGCGATTCAGCGCTCAGGATGGAATGGAAAAGGACTACTTGTTCGCCTTCAGGTACCGGATGCAAACAGCAAAATGACGCTGCCGTATCTGTACATGGAATATCCAATGGATGTGCAGAATACGCCAGGTGCTCGAGTGCCCTGGCTCGCATCACAGACGGATATTCTTGCTGAGGACTGGCAATCCCCTCCGGTAAGCGCATGAGTACCCTGCTCGTAGCACGCACGAACCGTCCGCAGACGATCGGCATCTATGGGCCGTCGGGCGGCGGGAAGACCACGCTGGCCGCGACGGCACCGCTGCCCATGATTCTGGACAGCAACCAAGGGCTGACGTCAGTGGCTGGGCGGCCAGGCTTCGAACACGTTCATGCGATCGACGTCGCCGGCATGGATGATCTCGATCGCGCGTACAACAACTTCTCCGGCGCGGGGAAGGCGGACTGGGGTAAGAAGTTCAAGTCCATTGTCTTCGATCACTTCGATGACATCCAGGACCTATTCCTCAATCAGCTTGGTGAAGCGCGCGCCGAGCGTGATGAGCGCAGCGACCCTGATGAAGTCCAGCAGCGTGAATGGGGCATCATGGGCAGCCGACTGCGGCGGTACCTGCGCAAGTTCAAGAAGGTGAAGGTGCACAAGGTCCTCATCATGGGGGAACGTGAAGACCGCGAAACGGGTCGCATGGCCCCGTCCATGGTAGGTGCGCTGAAAGGGCAGCTGCCGTTTCTCGTCGATCACACGATGTATCTCCGGATCGGGAAGAACAACAAGCGGTATTTGCATCTCGACTCCGGCGACGGCTGGTACGCGAAGACGCGCGCCTGGTGGATCCCGGAGCGCAAGATCGAAGTGCCGTTCGATGATCCCACGTTTCTCACTCGTCTGCTGGACCGTATCGTGGCCGGTCCAACAGGAACCTCTGCCCGCCACGCATCACGCAAGGAGAAGTAACGCATGCCGAAGAGCAGCAAGATCGCAGGACTGACCAAGGAAGACTTCGAGGACAAGAAGTTCAAGGTCGCGCCTAGCGGACGGTACACGGCGAAGATCAGCAAGGGCAGCGCGAAGGGCACGTCGATCAAAGCGGGCAGCAACGGCGACTATCTGAACGTGCACGCGACCATCACGAACGGCAAGTCCAAAGGCGTCACGTTCTTCGACGCAGTCGGCGCGTCCGTCGGCTGGAAAATCGCACAGCTCCTGAAGGCGTGCGGGCTCGACTTCGCCAAGGCCAGCAAGAAGATCAAGACGCTGCAGGACCTACTGACGCTGATCGCCGGCACGGAGCTGGACGTCGTGCTCCGCAAGACGAAGTACAACGGCAATGACAAGAACGAGGTCGTCCAGTGGCTGCCGCTCGGGGCGGCGGCTGACGAGGACGAGGAATCAGAGGAGGACGAAGATGCCGATGACGAAGACACAGAAGATGCGGATGACGAAAGCGACGAAGAAGATGAAGATGACGAGGAGGAGTCGGAAGACGATGAAGATGAGTCTGACGATGATGACGACGCCGATGATGACGAGTCCGACGACGAAGACGAAGAGGAGAGCGAGGACGAGGACGAATCGGACGATGATGACGACGAGGAAGAAGATGAAGCGGATGAGGAAGAAGACGAGGATGATGAGCCGGTGAAGAAGCCCGCCAAGAAGAAGGCGGCACCGGCCAAGAAGAACGCGCGCCGGAAGAAGTAGTCCGACGTGCCCGCACCCGACCTGCTGTCATCGGCGCTGCGGTATGCGGCCAGGGGATGGAAAGTGTTTCCGCTGAAAGGCAAACACCCATTCCCTGGCTCGCATGGGCACGTCGATGCCACAACCGAACGCTCAGCGATTCGGCACTGGTGGTCATTGTATCCCGACGCAAACGTTGGCATCGCTTGTAGTTCGACTCGTGGACCCATCATCATTGACCTTGATGGCCCGACGGGGCGACGCTTCATCGAGGAGCTTGGGATCCCTGAGACCTATGAAGCGACGAGCCGCAATCGCAAGCGACGGCATCTCTACTTTGCTCCCCCGCTCGATGGAACGACGATTCGTCGTATGATTCGGCCGCTCGGCAAAGAACTGTCATTTGACGTCCTCGGCGATGGTGGCTATGTGGTCGCCCCGCCGAGCATTCATCCCGACACCGGACGACGGTACAAATGGCTGCGACGCCGCGACCTGATGCCGTTTCCCATCACGGTGCAACATGCACTCAATGGAAAGCTCAGTGGCGCAGCACCTCGCCACATGGCTGCAGCGCCACTGCCAGTGGTCATTGGCGAGGGCCATCGTGACGAGCTACTTACTTCTCTTGCTGGGAGTATGCGGCGGCGAGGTGCTTCTGCTGAGGCGATCTACCTGGCCTTACAAGAAGAAAACGAAACCCGATGTGATCCGCCGCTGAGCAGTAAGCAAATACGCAAGATCGCGAACAGCATCAGCCTCAAGGAGCCAGCACCGCTAACCGAGCATCTCACTGATCTGGGCAATGCGCGGCGGTTCGTCGGTGCACATCACGAGCATGTCCGCTGCGCCACAGGGCGACGCTCTCGGATCTGGTATGCATGGGATGGTCCACGCTGGGTGCCTGATGCAACGGGGGCGATTGAGCGGCTGGCAAAGACGACGGTGCGCGACCTCTATCGCGAGGCGGCGACACTGACCGATACGGATGCGCGTGACGGACTCCTGAAGCACGCGGCAAAGTCCGAAGCAGCACCTCGGGTCAAGGCGTTGCTGGAGCTGGCGTCGACCGAACCAGAGGTGGCGCTGACGGCCGATGCGTTTGACGCTGACCCGTGGCTTTTGAACGTAAACAACGGCACACTGAACCTGAAGACCGGCAAGTTGCAGAAGCATCAGCGTGAAGACTTGATCACCAAGCTGGCACCGGTCGACTGGGATCCGAAGGCCAAAGCGCCGCGCTGGACACAGTTCCTCCATGAAATCACTGATGGCGATCGCGAGCTGCAAGCGTATTTGCAGCGGATCGTCGGCTACGGGGCAACCGGCGATGTCCGTGAAGAATGCCTCTTCTTCTGCTACGGGCAAGGTGGCAATGGCAAGTCTAAGTTTTTTGAAACGATTCGTGCGGTCCTCGGTGACTACGCGCAGCAGTCAGATTTCTCCACGTTTATGGAGCGTCACGGTGATGGCCCACGGAACGACCTGGCGCGTATGCGTGGCGCGCGATTTGTTACCGCGTCTGAAGCCTCGGGAGAGCGTCCTTTTGATGGACGGATCCTCAAACAGCTTACTGGCGGCGATACCATTACCGCCCGAAAACTGTATGAAGAGCTCTTCGAGTTCAAGCCTCAACATAAGCTCTTCTTGGCAGCGAATCACAAGCCGGTGGTCAAGGAGCAATCTGAAGCTTTCTGGCGTCGCTTGCGTCTTATCCCCTTCACTGTTACCTTTGATCGAACACGTCGGGATGACAAACTCCTCGGCAAACTTCTCAGCGAGCGCAACGGCATTCTGCAGTGGATTGCGGTTGGTTGTCTTGAGTGGCAACGCAACGGACTAGGGATTCCAAGTATCGTCCGAAAGGCCACGAACGTCTACAAGGAGGAAAACGATGTGCTCGGCGAGTTCGTGGCATCATCATGCGTACTGGATCCTGCAGCTTGGGCATCAACCACTGAACTCTTCCGCGCCTTCAATGATTGGTGGCTCGGCGCCCGAGGCACGCGCACGCCTATCTCCGTGGCGTGGTTCAGTCGTTTGCTCAGTGAACGCGCCGAGCTCACGCCCACCAAGCGGAATGGGGTCCGCGGGTGGCGCGGAATCAATACCCTCAAGGAACTCGCGACATGATCGTTGTTGAAGGGGCAGACAATACTGGGAAGTCCACGCTGATCGACAAGCTGCTGGCCGGCGATCCATCACTCCGACTGCTAAAGCGCGAACGGTTCAAGCCAGGAATGGAGGGCACGATCGGCCGAACGCACGTCGATGCGTTGCTGCCGCCCAACGAAGATCTGCGCGCACACGCCAACAGTGTGAGTGATCGGACATTCTTCAGTGAATGCATCTACGGGCCGATCTTCCGAGGTGGCTGCCGTATGACGACCGCTGAACACTTCGAACTCTACGCGCTGTTCAGGACATATCCGATGCTCATCATCTGGTGTGATACGGCAGATGAAGTGATTCGTGCCACATGGGCCAAGCGGACGCAGCTCTACGATCGTGACCCGCTGCTTATCGCCGAGGCGTATCGTCGCCGCCTCCCGCAACTCGCTCGTGGCTATCTCGTCTTTCGATACGACTGGACATGTGATCCGCACAATGCACTTGTTGAGAAGTTGTTGTCGTGGCACCGCGATCTGCTCAATCAATCCACTTTTGCCCTCCGCTGCCCATGAACGTCAACGACACCATCGCCCCCGCCCCGCCGAAGACTTGGGCTGAGATGCTGCCCATGATTTTCCTCAAGCAAGAGCAGCTCATGACCCGATATCGGGATATCGAGAAGCTCCCAGACTGGCCGGTCTCGCTGCACACGCACAGCGGGCAGAAGGTGCTCAAAGACTTCGCGTGGCGCACGGTCGAAGAACTGACCGAGTCGTACGAAGCATGGTTCAAGCACAAGCACCGCGAGGAAGGTGAAGTCCACGCACTCGAAGAACTCGCTGATGCGATGCACTTCTTCGTGGAGCTGTGCCTCTTTGCTGGCGTCGGCGTGCATCAGTGCCTCGTCGCCACGAAAGACTTCCCACCAGTCCGCCGGCATTCAGCATCGAGCGATGCGTACTGGCAAGTGACGTTCAAGCTCGGCGTCGCCATGAACTTCCTCAAGAACAAGGCGTGGAAAGAGTCGCAGGTCCCGACAGATGTCAACAGGTTCTGCAATGCCCTGCTAGATACCTACGTCGCCATGCTGCTCCTGTGGGCCGACCTGGGGTACACACAAGAACATCTGTTTAGTTACTACTTCCGCAAAGCGCAGGTGAACGAGTTCCGCCAACGGAGTTCTTACTAGTGCGAGCCGTCGGCATCCTAGCCGGCATCGGTACGCTGCTCCGCGAGGCGCAGGATGCTGGTATGCAAGTGATTGGCAATATCGAAACACGCGCGCCGTATCGCACGATCCCAGATGTCTGGAATCTCAACTTCCCGAATGCACCATGCATTTATAAGCTTGATGAAGGCAGAACCATTGAAGTGCACTTGGAGCACAACTTCTATGAAGCTGATCTTGCCTTGGGACATCCGCCATGCGGGGCGCACAGTATCTTGGGCGTGGCGCATTCGCTTGACAAAGACCCTGCGGAGCGTGCTTTTCTGGCTGCACGTCGGGCCAGTCGCGTGGGGTTGCTTCCTCTCTTCGCAGGGCTGGTCAATACATATCGTCCTCGGGCGTTTGCGTTGGACAATCTGCCGAAGATTCTCCAGAGGGTAGCCACGCCTGCCTGGTGGGAGTCTACGCTTCCCAAGTACCATCTCACCTACATCACCATGGTCAACTGGGACTATGGGACTCCGCAGCGGCGCGAGCGACTCTGGGTGGTCGGGATCCGAAAACCCGGGAAGAAGTTCGAGCTCAAAGTCCCAAAGCACCGACTCAGCGGGCCGGCCACGGTCTGGGAGGCCATAAGTGATCTACCAATGGTTGAAGATCTACCATCGTTGGCGCACGTCCACGCCGCGCTTGATGACCTGCCGTCGGGAAGCTACCCTACAACGGATGACCCGCCTGCCTACATTCGGACCCAAGGGGAGCTGGCGGCTCGATACCTTGCTCTCCATCCAATGGCGTGCTGGCCGTACCGTACTCGGACAACTCATCGACTTACAAAGAAGCTCGGACGTGTACGTCTTTTGCTCGATGGGAAATCTCGCGTCATTTCAGGAGGCACTCTACAGCACCCGCTCACGGGTATGGTTCTTACGGCACGTGAGCGCGCACGCCTTATGGACTGGCCCGATGACTTCCATCTCTGGAATGGACAGCGCATCTTCAACCGAGCCTATCACGCCCGTCTACAGCTCTTCACAGGCAAGGCGGTTCCGTCGCGTTTCCCTCGCTATCTCATCCCTCAAATCCTCAGACACCTGAAGCGGAGCTAATCGTGCGTATCTACCAAAACTGCCGAGAGATGTACTCAGATGTGCGTCGCGACATCCATGAAATGGGGGTCATGGTACATCCCCAAACCATGCAGGACAAAGATGTCCGCGATAATCAGGACTACCGAACACTGGAACTGTCACCCTACGGCTTCACGATCGTCGACGGCAGTGACGCCAAGGGACTGCTGGACAGCCTCGAGCTCAGCAGCACATGGCTCGAAGCGGAGTTCGCTGAGCGCATCACGGACATGGTCAATCCCGGCACGGCGTGGGAACTGCGGCGCGAAGTCTGGTCGCAGTTCATCCACAACGGCGCATTCGCCTACACGTATTCTGAGCGCATGAACATGCCAGTGGACTTCACTGGTCCGATCAAAGCGCCAGGTGCGCTGGCAGCCGTGTTTCACGAGCTGCATGATCATCCCGATACGCGACAGGCCGTCCTGCCCATCTTCTGCGGGCCGATGGACCTGCGCAACATGGGCGGAAAGAAGCGCATCCCCTGCTCGCTGCACTATCAGTTCATGCGTCGCAACGGCGCGCTCCAGCTGATCTACGTCATGCGGTCTAGCGACTTCTTGACACACTTCCCGTACGACGTTGCACTCGCCATCCGCTTGCAAGAGTACCTGGCGAAGCTGCTGGTCATGCCGGTCGGGCACTTCACGTTCTTCACCGGCTCACTGCACCTGTATGCAAAAGATGCCGACGAGGGGGTGTTCTAGCCATGAAGAAGCACATCATCCTCGCCGGCAACTATGAGCAGGCACGCAGATACATGGCAGAGAAGATTCTCATGCCGAGTCAGTGCATCATCGCACGCAACGTCGAGGACATCAAAGAGATCGAAGATGGCGAGGTGCACCGCACCGGCACGTGGTTGAACTTGCCAATCGATCTCATCAACGAAATCAACCTTCGCGTACAGCAGAAGGAAATGCACTTCGCATGAAGAAGCCCAAGGAGATGATCATCCTGGACACCGCTGACGGATGCGACGAAGCATTCGCCAAGCTGGGCTCCAGCGTGCTTGCCCTCGATACCGAAACGTCCGGCCTCAACTGGCGGACGGAGCGGGTCGGCACCATCAACCTGGCGGCAGGGCACACGGCCATCTGTGCATTGCGTGATGCTGTGCCGAAGGCCGCACGCTATGTGCGTGATCAGATCAGGCGGCGACGCACGTTCGTCTTCCACAACGCCAAGTTTGATATGCACATGCTTCGAGAAACATTCGGATTGCACTTTCCGTACCCTGTGCATGACACCGCCGTGGAGAGCTTCGTCATTGACAATCGTGGCGCGAACGCCTTCGGCTGGCGGACGAAGTCGCCGCACAGTCTCAAGCCGCTCGCCACGACCTACATCGATCGACAAGCTGGGAGTCACGAAGAACAGTTGATGGAGGCGATCAAGCGACGCGGCGGCAAGGATAAGGGTGACTGGGCGATCCTGCTCGGTACCGAAGATGAACCACTCTTCACGAAGTACAGCGCACTCGACCCGTGGTACACGCTTGAACTCCACCGCCAGTTCTACCCACGTATCTGCAACTGGGCACAGCCAGACAATGGGAAGGAAGCGCCATTCCCATCGCTGCTGAGCGTCTACGAACGTGAGCAGTGGGTGCTGCTAGCGTTCCGTGATATGGAGGCACGCGGCATCAAGACGAGCCGGCGCTTCCTCGAGCAATGGCGCGACGAACTCAAGCTCGATCTCGAGAAGCAGCGCGCCCGCCTGATCAAGGTGGCCGGGAAAGAAATCAACTGGAACAGTTGGCAGCAGCTACAGAAGTTGCTTTATGAAGACATGGGGCTTGACGGCGGGCCGAAGACGGACGCCGTCGCCCTATTGAATCTGAGTCACTCCATTGGCCCGCTGTTGGTGAAATACCGCGAAACCTTCAAGCAGTGGAGCTCGTATGCGAATAGTCTGCTTGAGGCACTCACGCCCAACGGTCTCATTCACTGCACACTCAAGTCGACGGGCGCGAACACGGGGCGCTCCAGTTGTAGTGATCCAAACCTTCAACAGCAGACCCGCGTCTCGGGAGTACGACGTGCCTACCGTCCACGAAAGGGGCTGGTGTTTCGGTTCGCTGACTATTCACAAGTTGAGATGCGCTTTGCCGCGCACTTTGCGAACGAACGAAGCCTCATCGAGGGATTCATCAACGATCCGGATTTTGATACGCATGGGTCGGCAGCGAGCCGAATGTTCGGTAAGCTCTACGATCCTGAATCACAACACCGCAAGTTTGCCAAGATCATCAACTTCACAAAGCTCTTCGGCGGCGGTGAGAATAAAGTAACCGAACAGCTCATCAATCTCATTGATGAAAAAGAAGCGCGGGCTGGCTGTCGCGCATTCAAAGAATCCATCCCGCCTGGTCTCACGCCGTGGCGTGTCCTCGCCCGCTGCATCATTGCACGGTTCAACGAGAGCATGCCGAAGCTCACCGGCATCATTCGCAGTGAGGCCAAAGCGGCTGAGAAGCGCGGCTACATGATGAACGCCTTCGGCGGACATCGCTTCTTCGACGAGGGTGACGATCGGTGGTACGCTGCGTTCAACACGAAGGTGCAGGGCACCGCAGGCATCAAAGCCAAGGAAGGGTTGGTCAATGTCTACCGGGAGTGCCAGCTCAATCGCGGTGAGCTCGCACTCCTCCTCATCATTCACGACGAGCTCGTGTACGAATCCGAAGGTGATCCAGCCACCGATCGCCGTGTGCTGCGCCTCATGCGTGATCTGAAGTCGTACAAAGTGCCCATCATCGCCGACATGAGCGGTGCCTCCGATAACTGGCAAAACAAGGTGAAGATCAAACTATGAGACAGAACCCACCGGCCATCCGTCTGACTGCCGTCGATCCCGGCGATGCCTGGTGCGGCGTCGCAACGTTGGAACTCTTCGGCACGCGCTACAGCGCCTTTGCCTCAGTCGTGCATGCCACGCCACGCACACTGCACGAAACGGTGACGGAGATTATGCGGACCAATCCGACCGGCCTCATTGTGGAGAAGTACCAACAACGTGGTGTTGGACATCAGCGCTGGGCCGAACCGAAAGCGCCACGACTGCTCGGCGCACTCCAGTACGTCGCCGAGGACAATGGACTGGGCTTCCACACGGTCGGGACTGGCAATCCCAACGATCTGGAGCGTATGCCGTTCTGGCCGATCATCATGCAATGGCGTGAAAAGCACTGGCGGCACGGCCGCGCCGCAAACTGGAGTCACGGCCTGTCGGCCTGGCGCGTGCTCGGGAGCTTCATGATGCAGCATCAGGTCTTCCTCCAACACCTCACGAGTATCCGCGAAGCACAGCAGCACATCCTCCAGACGCTCTGGTACGAGCCGGTCGCGTGGCTCGGTGACATGTCCACGGTCTCGGAACGTGACCTGATCAGTACCCCTATCATGTGGAGATTGCCATGACGCTGTACGATCCATTCATCGTGATTCCGAAACGCGGTGTTACCGTGACGATACGCCGCAGAGACCGGCTAGGCGAGGTAGCTCGCCGTTTGCAAGCGTCTTTGCCCCTGGATCGTCAGCAGAGCCGTGCAGCGGTGGCATTCTACTTCGCGCTCGGGGCACGCCTCGCCAGCAAAAAGCTCGGAGGGCCGTGGCGACCGTCCGAGCTTTCTGTCGATCCGAACCGCCGCTACTTGGTCAGGGGAACTTCCAGGCAAATGTCAATCCGGCCACGACGTCGAACTTCCCGCTCGGATTGATGCCCGCTGCAACACCGAGACCGGGATGCGGCAGCCACGGTGAAGGCTGCAGTTGCTTGACCTTCTGCAGCTGCGCAGACAGATCAGCAACTTGTGCGCGCGCGTTCGCCCAGCCAGCCTCACATTCTGTACGCACGACCATGCAAGCTTTGATCGTCTGCTGATCATCAACGAGCACTTGCACGGGCACTGACACCGTGTCGTGATGCTCCACGATGGCCGTATCGATGAGATGCTGCACCATCGTGTCATGCGTGGCGACCTGCTGCACCAGACGCAGTGTGTCAGTCCTGTAGACACTGCTGATTGCGTTCCCAGCCGCCCGAAGCACTTTCATGACTGCGACGTCATCGCGCACCGCGTACTGCACCGCACCGTCGGCTTCGAGATGCGACTTGACGCCGGCAGTCCCTGCAAGCACGATGCCAAGTGCGATGAGACCGGCAATCGCTTTCTGTCCCGTCGTCACTTGCCCTGCACCGCAGCGACCGCCGCTTTGACATCAGCCGCCGCTTTCTGCACGTCGGTTGCAGCGTTGAGCACATCTATGTGCCCCTGTGACACCATCGCCGCGTACTTCTTGTGGAAGTAGTTATTCATGATGAAGCATGCACCAACGATCACGCACGCCGTGATCGCGAGCATCGCGAGGCAATCTTTCATGTTGTCTCCTGTGGAATGTGCTGTCGCCAGTGCACCACCTCGATGTGGTCACCGTCGGGCACGGGAAAGTGAATCCCCGAGTGGAGTCTGGGGTGTGCATCGATCGTACGGTACAGCCGCTGCCAATCCGGGTCGGTGTTGTAATCCCAGTCATCCTTCCCGTCCTTCTCTAGGGTGACGTCCACGGCCAAGCCGAAGTTGTGCGGTGATTGTCCGCCCTTCGCTTCGGTGACGACAGCGTCTGCATCAATCACGTTGCCCGCCGCATCGCGACCCTTCGCATACAACGCATCTTGCTCAGCGAATGTCCGAATGCCATACGTGATGACCCATGTCGCGAGATCAGCGCTGAGGACCTGGTCGATGTCATCAGCGAACGGTGCCTGCACCTGTGTCCGATCCACACGCCAGGTGATCATGTGTCGTTCCGGTTGCTATGGATGATGGCACCGCAGCCGCCAAGCGCAGTGATGATACCGGCCATGCTGCCGAGCACGGCGGCGCTGGGCTTCGTGAGTGCAATCACACAGGCCACGATGACGACCACGGCCACCGCACCGAAGAACAGAAAGGCCAACAGGCGCGATGAACTCCAGATCCCCGGTGCTTCTTCGAGGAATCCCGTGGCGGCTTTCACCACCTTGACTTCCTCAGTTGTTACGTCCATCAGTGCACCTCCGGCTCTTCGGCATTTGATGACACAGCAGTTCAAGCACCATGGCATGTTCATCTTCTTTCCAGAGACTATCTTCCAGTCGCAGCATCTGCTCAGCTTGAATGTGGTTCTGCAGATTGATCGTCTGTCGTGCATCCTGTGCCTGCAAGTCAAGCACGTTGGCCTTGGAGTTCCACATATTGACAGCCATGTAGCCCAGTATGGCCATGCCAGCGGTCACAAGCCAGCCGTACACGCGGCTGGAGCGGCGACGTTCGGCGGTCATCATGTGCTCAGTCCGTAGTTATGGAGTAGCGCGAGAATCGCATTGACTGCCGTGACGATGGATTGCACATCAGCCTGTACATACGCTCCAGTTTGGTTGTTGGGTGCAGCAGGTGCAGCGATCTGCGCTTGCGGACCGACACCGAAGAAGGCAAGTTTCGTGGTGTTCATGAAGCGAATGTCGCCAGTGAAACGCAGCTGTGTTCCTGCACGCTGGATTCCGACAGTCTGATCTGCGACGTTGTGCCATGCATGGGGAGCAAGCGACGAGTCGGTAAAGTACATCGCCCCTTGAATATACGGATAGAGCAGGAATGGTTCATTAGCAAGATAGTTGCTGGTGCCGGTCAACCCGGCCGTGTTCCCCCCGGACGTCGCCATGACGCCGTCGCAGTTGAAGTTGCCGATAAAGCGATCAGACACGACGGTATCGACATCGATCGTCAGTAGCACGTCGGTGCTCAGATTGCTATCGATCTGTACGCCGTTCATGTAGAACTTCCCGACATTCTTGCTGTTCAGGCCGGCACCGCTGACGCCGACCTGCACCCACATGTTTGCCAGACGGATCACACACCCGTCGTTCCGCATGGCCGCCAGCGCTGTGTTCCCTGTCTGGACCGCTCCGTTGGCGAAGTAGATCGCCGCGGTGAACGACCCGCCGTAGAGCAGATCGATCCCGACCGCGCTCGCGCCGTTTCGCGTATTGACCGCAAAATGCGAGAAGAACTGGTACGCGGTCGCCTGCGTCGCGCTGGACGTGATGTAGATGCCGTAAGTATCGAACCCTTGAATACAGAAGTCCTCGTAGCTGCAGTTGATCGCTCCGCCAATACGCATGCCGTAGTGTGCACCGACGGGACCTTGGATCGAGATGTTCCGCAGTTTGAAGCCGTCGCACAGGGTCGTCCCGTTCCCGATGGTCAGGACGGGGATCGTCGTATCGCTCGGCACGAGGTACGAGAAACACGTGGCCTTGCCGAAGCCGCCCATGCCGCCGACGCCGCGCAACGTTACCCCTGACTTGATGATTGTCAGATTCATCTTATAGATGCCAGGCGGCACGAAGATTTCACCGCCGAACACTGCACTGAGTGAGTTGTACGCTTCCTGGAATGCCAACGTATCGTCAGTCACACCATCGCCGACCGCGCCGAAGTCTTTGACGCTGACTTGCTCGGCCATCTTGGCGTTCGCCGTGCGAAGCACAGCACCAGCACCGCTCTGAATGAATCCCGGATCAGCGATGACGTTCGTGACACCTTCGACCCCGAGTCCATCGCTACGCACGCGCAGATAATAGTTCGGCAAGAACGAACTGATGATACTTTCGAAGAGGCTGGGATCAGCTGAGACAGGTACTTGCAACG